AAACACATTCTTCCCCAGTTTCAGCATAAAGATAAGATCAATATTATTAAAGCAGATGCAGTTGAATATATGCAGGAACTTACTGATGGGGAGTTTGATTATTGCTTCGCTGACATCTGGATAGGAATAGAAGATATTGCTCCCTACTTTTCTATAAAAGAAATAGGAAGAAAACTGCGAAAAACAAAAATCGATTATTGGATAGAAGAATCCTTTGCGATTTATTTATCACAGTTCATTTGGATTGAAATACTCGAATCGTTTTCAAAAGCTGTCCATGCTGATATTCCCGATGCAAATAATGTTCCGGTGGACGCTGCTGAAGAAAAAGTTCGTGACTATGTTCATAGGCTATTGAAAAAAGTCGAAATAACCACGCCCGATCAAATAGATTACTATCTGACTCCTAAAAACATAATTACCCTTATCAATAAGGCAAAAATCACATTTTAATCAAAAAGCACTTGCTCCGGCAGGTGCTTTTTTCATGCCCTCACGAAGGAGGTGAAACCGCATGGCAAACAGAATCAAGGGCATCACCGTTGAGATCGGCGGCGATACCACCAAGCTGTCGAAGGCTCTGGAGGGTGTCAATAAAAACATCAAGAACACGCAGACGCAGCTCAAGGATGTTCAGAAGCTGCTGAAGCTCGATCCATCCAACACAGAACTGCTCTCGCAGAAGCATAAGCTCCTCGCCGATGCGGTGAAGGCTACCAAAGAAAAGCTGGAAACTCTGAAAACGGCGGCGGAGCAAGCAAATCAGGCTCTCGCCAACGGCGACATCTCGCAGGAGCAGTACGATGCCCTGCAGCGTGAGATCATCGAGACAGAACAGGAACTGCAGAACCTCCAGCGTGAGGCAGAGGCTTCAAGCACGGCGCTTGCAAAGCTCGGTCAGGCGGGAGAAATGCTTGAAAAAGCCGGTGACAAGATCGCCGATGTCGGAACGACACTGACCACTCATGTGACCGTTCCAGTCATGGCTGCCGGAACTGCCGCTGTCAAGACCGCAGCCGACTTCGACTCCGCAATGAGCAAGGTCGCTGCTGTATCCGGTGCGACTGGTGATGAACTGGACGCGCTCCGGGATAAGGCTCGTGAGATGGGCGCAAAGACCAAGTTCTCCGCTTCCGAGGCTGCCGATGCCATGAACTATATGGCGATGGCGGGCTGGAAAACCGGAGATATGCTGGAAGGTATCGAGGGCATCATGAACCTTGCGGCGGCAAGTGGTGAAGATCTCGCAACCACCTCAGATATTGTCACGGACGCTCTGACAGCTTTCGGCATGACTGCTGATGATTCTGCTCACTTTGCAGATGTTCTTGCGGCGGCAAGTTCAAATGCAAATACCAATGTGTCCATGATGGGTGAAACCTTCAAATACTGCGCACCTGTGGCAGGTGCACTGGGTTTTTCTTGTGAAGATACTGCGCAGGCTATCGGTTTAATGGCAAATTCAGGTATCAAATCAACACAAGCCGGTACTGCTCTGCGAACCATCATGAACACGCTTGCCGGAGATGTGAAGATCTGCGGCGATTCCATCGGTGAGGTGGAAATTGCAACAACAAATGCTGACGGCTCAATGCGTGATCTCAATGATATCTTAGCCGACTGCCGCTCTGCATTTTCACAACTATCTGAATCGGAACAGGCATCTGCGGCACAGGCGCTGGTCGGCAAGAATGCAATGTCCGGCTTCCTTGCACTGATGAATGCTGCGCCGGGAGATATCGACAAGCTACAGAATGCCATCGCAACTTGCTCAGATGAAGTGGACGGCTACAACGGTGTGACCGAGAAAATGGCGGCTGTCATGCAGGACAACCTTGCCGGACAGATCACAATTCTGAAATCACAATTACAGGAGCTTGCCATTTCCTTCTGTGAAATCCTGATGCCTGCAATCCGAGCAATCGTCAGTAAGATTCAGGGGCTTATCGACCACTTCAACGCCCTATCCCCTGCTGCAAAGGAAACCATTGTCAAGGTCGCTCTTGTGGCGGCTGCACTCGGACCTCTCCTTGTGGCGGTCGGCAAAACAATGGTCGGCGTCGGCAAGCTGATGAAGTTTGTCTCCAATCTCCCGACTATTATTGCAGGTGCAAAGGCGGCATTCACTTCCTTCGGCGCTGTGATCGGCGGTATCAGTGCGCCTGTGGTCGCTGTCATTGCAGTTGTCGCTGCACTGGTGGCGGCTTTTGTGCATCTGTGGCGCACGAATGAGGACTTCCGCAATAAGATTACTGCGATCTGGGAGCAGATAAAATCTATCTTCAGCGGCTTCTGTCAAGGCATTGTGGACAGGCTGAATGCACTCGGATTTGATTTTGAAAATATCACGGATGTGATAAAAGCGGTCTGGAATGGACTCTGCAAATTCTTAAAACCTGTATTTGAGGGTGTGTTCCAGCAGATCGCTAACATTTTCAAAGCGGTGACTGATATTATCCTGAATCTCCTCGATGTGTTTATCGGCATTTTTACGGGAGACTGGGACAGGGTGTGGAACGGTATCAAGGGCATCTTTGCTGCTGTATGGAATTTCATCAAGGATACGCTGAAAAATGCGCTGAATATGATCTGCGGTATTTTCGGCACCGATCTTGGTGAAGTAAAGGACTTCTGGGTAGGCGTCTGGACGACGATCAAAAACTTCTTTGTGAACATCTGGAATGGCATCAAAAGTATTGTATCTTCTGTGCTGAACGGAATCAAGAACTTTTTCGTGTCTATTTGGACGGGTATCAAGAACTTCTTTGTCGGCATCTGGACTGCGATTTACAACAGTGTATCCGAGAAAATCAATCTGATTAAAACGGTTATCACTGTCGTTTGGAACGCCATTCATACAGCGATCAGCACGGTGCTGAATGCAATCTGGAATGTCATTTCTACAGTATGGCAGACCATCTACGACTTTATCTCTCCGCTGCTGGAGGCATTCAAATATCTGTTCGAGACGATTTTTGAAGCGATCCACGTTATCATTAGCAGAGTCATGGACTGGATTCACGATAAGATTGTGGAGCGCTGGGAAACTATCAAGGCTGTTGTGACGATCGTGCTTGAGGCGATCAAGACCGTGATTGAAACTGTATGGAATGCGATTCATACAGCAATTACAACGGTGATGGACGCCATTCACAATGTCATTTCTACAGTCTGGAATGCGATCACCGGCTTTATCTCCGGGGTGCTGAATGCGATCTGGTCTGTGATCTCGTCTATCTGGGAGAGCATTAAGAATCACATTACCACTACGCTGAACGCGATTCATGCTGTTGTTTCTGCGGTATGGAATGCTATCAGCGGATTTGTCAGCAGCGTACTGAATACTATTTCTTCTACGGTCTCCAACATCTGGAATAACATTAAAAATACAGTCAGCACAGTAATGAATGCGATCAAAACAACTGTATCGAATATCTGGGACAGCGTGAAAAATGCCGTGACACAGAAGATCACGGCAATCAAGGATACTATCGTAAACGGCTTCAATGCTGCTGTGAATTTCATCAAGAATCTCGGTTCTCAGGCATTTCAGTGGGGCGCGGATATCATCAATAATATCGTGAGCGGTATCAAAAGCAAGATCAACGCTGTAGCAGATGCCGTCAAGGGTATTGCAGATAAGATTCGCTCCTTCCTGCACTTCTCTGTACCTGACGAAGGACCTCTTGCGGATTTCGAGAGCTGGATGCCGGACTTCATGAAGGGGCTGGCAAAGGGCATTAACAAGAGCAGGAAGTATGTTGAGGCGGCTGTTTCCGGTGTGGTTGATGCCATGACGCTGACGATGCAGTCCGGGCTGAATGTTGACATGGACGGCATCTCCGGAGCCATGATAAACGGCAGCAGCGGCGGTGTGGTCAACAACTACTACAACAATGACAACAGCCGCACAGTGAATCAGACCAATAATAGTCCGAAATCACTGTCACGGCTGGAAATTTATCGTATGACAAGGAATGCGCTGAATGTTTGAGTGTTTAGGTGTTCAAGATAATGGGACTGTTTTTCTTCTGCGCATCCGCAATCAAACCAGATTTATTCAGTACATCATGTTGAAATAAATCTACCACGGGAGTATTGAACAGATTAAAAAGGTATTGGTTTTCTTTAATATCTAATTCTTTTATGTCAATGAACTGAGTCATTCCTGTAATGTATGCTGCGAGAATATAAAAGTATTTTTCAACATTCATCCCCGCTTTGCTATCAATCTCATATATTGATTTTACCATGTTGGTAGGGTAGTTAGCTTTTGCGACATTTATGTCTTGACAGAGGTCAAAACACACAACTGGCGTTAAATAGTATTGACTTAAATCAAGATTTTCACAATTTATTGTCGCTTTGACTTGAAGCTTAGCATTTTCATTATTGTTTAACTCAGGAATAATCCTTTTCAATTGATCAAATATATTATTTCGATTACACCATGCGATATC